GTAGTACGTACACCCATTAGTATTGGGTCAATGGTATGAGCAAAGCAAATCTGTTCAGTGTTAAGCTGTGAAGCTTCTTGGAATAGACTATCATTACCATTAGTAGGCATTGCTTCTATCTTAGGTAACTGCTCAGCAGAATTAGCAAAGAATGCTACAGCTTTACCTGCATTAGCAGCTCCTTTCATTCTATCTATAGTCTCTTTGATCATGTGCTTCTCCTCCTCACTTTGTGGTCTCTTAGGGAACATCATAGCAAAAGATGGGAATACTGAGTTTTGGATATTAGACTTAGCAAAGTAGCTTAGCTCACCTGATAAGAAAGCAAAGTTAAGGCAGCTAGTATATTGTGGTAGTGAATAGTGATCTTGGCCTATTGACTTAATCTCATAGCAGTATAGTTGCTCATAGTCAGTGTTAGCTATGTGGTATGGCTTAATCTCTTGTATGCCTATCCTACGTGACCAATCATCACAAATAAAATACATTTTCTTATCTGCACTTACTCTTACTTTCTCAGGGGATACATTCTCTATCCTAGTAATCTTTTTACCTTGACCATAGCATATCTTAAAGTACACCCTATTATGGATGATGAGCTGCTTAGTTACTGCCTTAACAATATGCTTAAGATTAATTTTTCTTTCAAAAGTATAAAGCTCTAATTTCTCTACAGTAGTTAGTAGATCAGTTTTAAGTGCAAAGCCACCACCTATCACTGCATTAGTTTTGAAGTCCACTATGGCCCCATGCAGTGGGCTAGCATAGTACATTTGCACAAGGACGCTAGGGTACAGATTGTCAAAACCAAAATTCAGCCACGAATTAGCACTGTACCTACTATCTACATAAGGTAGTGTAAGATTGCCAGGGCCAACAGGCATAAATGGGGTGCTAAAGGATTGGTAGCCTTCTACCACTTCAGGGCCTTTACTTGCTGTCTTAAATAAGTTGTTATACCATGCCATAATTAATCGTATATTGAAGTTCCTACTGGCCCACTTACCACCATTCTACCCTCTTCTATCACTACACCTGTTGATTGTGCAATGGTTAAAGGTAAAACGTAAGGTACTGAGCTCTGATAAACTTGGTAAATAAATTGCCCTTGTAATAAAGTAATATCTACAGGCTCATCTAATACAAAAAGATTGTATCTTTCAGGGTATGAGCTAATATCAGCAGTAGTAAATAGCTGAGTAACTGATAGAGTATTCATTTCATTAGTGAACGCAAATAGATAATGAGGGGTGGGTACAGTTGTGACCTCTGTTAAGGTTAGCACTACCTGATTTACAACACCCTGTTCAATATATATCATAACTATATTATATGATGTTAGGCAAATGTTTAGAAATAAAAAAAGCCCCACAAATTGCAGGGCTAATTTTCTTAGGAGTTTACCTTAAACTAATCCTAAAGCAGTGTAAGAAGCAGATCCACCTGTAAGTAGAACCTCTAGTGCTAACTGCTCATTTTCAGCTACCATAGTTACAGTGTACTTAGAACCATCAGCTCTAGCAGTTCCTGATCCTTCTCCTGTAGCAGTAAGCTGCAAGTAAGGGAAGTACCAATATTTACCATTAGCATCTAATACTACACCTGCAAGGTATTGTTGACCTGAAGCAAGTATCTTAAGAGCATTAGACTTAGCAGCTTCACGTCTGTGAAATACTAAATTGATAGTTTGTGTTACAAAAGTTGAACCATTGATAAGATCAGCAGCTTGCTCTTCTGTATAGTTTGATGTATTTCTGCGAATAAAGTAACCTTCGAATAAAGGTGTAACAGGTGATAAAGTAATAGCTGTCACCTCATATGCAGGATAAACTGTATTAGTTGTAACAGTAGCTATCTGCTCTTGTGGGATAAACCACACCTGATAGATACCTCCACTGTTATTATCGCAACTTTTTTGAATGCCCTCGAGGGCTGTACATAGTGGCATGTGTTTAAGTTTTATATAAAGGGGGTTGCCCCCCTCTATGAATTAATAATTAAGATCCGAAAACGATATCAGTTGGATTAACATAGTTAAATCCTACTTTCATATTTGCACGAGTTCTTAAGTAAGGCTCAGCAACAGTATCAGATAAGTTCACTGCACGTAGGTCAGATGGATCAGACTCAGCATCAAACAAATAGATTAAGTTATCTTTCAAAGTAATTACCAAATGGTCATTAGACATCCCTGGACAAAGTACAATCTTAATACCTAAGTAAGTCAAAGATAGATCCTGAGTGATATAAGCATTAGTGTTACCTGAAGCTACACCTAAACGGTAGATATTAACCAATTGAGTTGGTAAGTAGATACGTAAATCAGCAGTACGTGATGCAATGTTAGCAGGTACTAAAGCAAATGCAGCCTCTAAGTCAGTTAATAACTGAGCAAAAGTAGGAGTAGGTGTCATAGCGTAAGGAATAACAGCGATATCTCCTGCAAGTTGTACTTCGTAACCATCACATAAGTTCAATGGGTTAGCTATTAAAGTAGTATCACCTTGCCATCTTAATGACTCAATAGATCCATTGATAGAGTTAGCCATCTCACTCCAGTAGAAGTTCATAAAGTTAGCTACAGTGAAATCACCGTTTGAACCTTGAGCCATTTGTAAAGATACGAAAGACTGCTCTAATTCAAACTGACAAATCTGAGCCATTGCAGATAGAGCACATACACTCATAATCTTTGCAGATAAAGTATCTGTAGGTGCAGTAAAAGCACAGTTAGAAGGCTGTAGGATGTCACCAAAAGTAACAGCTCCTAGAGCTACTTCAAATTTCACTGATGGTAAAGTACGAAAGTTATCTACGATATCAGATGATCCTAAATAAGCCTGTGCATAGAATGCCTCAGCGTTAGGTGTTAGGGTTGCATTAGCCCCATTGTTTAAGTCAAATCTTAGTTTTCTCATTGTTTGTTTTTTTTATTGATTGTTAAATTTAATAAAGTTACTTAATCTTTGTTGTACGCTCAAAGCTACAACCTCCTCAACTACCTCTTCTTCACTATCAACAGCCATAGCATCTTCTAATTGTGCTTTAAGGTCTGCTATCATAGCTACTAAATTATTTACTTCTGCATCTAGGGCAGGCTTAACTATTGCTAGTATAGCTTCAGCATCTAGTACAGGATCTACAGCCATAGTCTCTTCCTCTACTACTTCCTCTTCTACTACTGTATCTTCTAGGGCTACCTCTTCTGAGGCCTCCACTAGTTCAACATCACGTATCTCAGTAATCTCACCGTCTTTTACAACATAGATCTTATCCTCGATAGTGTGCTCTCCATCAGGTAATTTGTTCATATTTATTTTGGTTTTTAATTGTGTTTCTGCTTTTAATTTCATACCTAGATATCCCTCAATGCTGAAGCCTACCTGGTCATTGTCTACTAAGTGATTGTAGTACTCAACATCAGTTACCTGTGCTGTTACCATTAAAGTACCTGTAGGTACTTCTATACCAAAGCTAGAGTATGCCTTATCTTTTGTAGGGTTATCTACTATCCAAGCTTCAAGTACATAAGCAGGCACTGTCTCAGTAGTATCATGCTCTAGATTGAACAAGTCCTTATTAGACATATCACGCATAAACTTAGAATGTATTCTTTCGATTTCTTCTACTGAAAATGAAACGTAATATTCTTTGCCATCCTCATCATCTTTACGATAGATCTCCATAGGGATAAGAGCAGGTGCAACTATGCGATACTTAACATTGTCTTTGAATATCATTTGCTTAACCTGAGAATTGAATGCCATCCCCATAACTTTGATAGCAGGAGTGGATGTAAAAGCTATCTGCTCAATGCCTAAGTCCTCCCCATTTTCAGAGTATTCAGGATCAATAGTAATTTTGTAAATAGGTAAATTATCTTTTGCCATACCTATATTATATTATTTGTATATTTGTTCTAAAATTAAAAACTATGATAACTATTTTAGGCAGGGATATCCCTAACCACCTTGACGAACTGACCATTGAGCAGTTTGAAGTAATAACCGAGCTGAGCAACAACAAGGAGCTAGATGCTGTAGATAAGCACCTGCAGATTTTTGCTAGCCTAGGCGTAGCTGAAAGTGAGTTCTATGATGTAGATGTGGCTGACTTCATTGAGTACACCAATGCATTTAATACTATCCCTGAGGTAGACTATCCTACCATCTCACAAATTGAGTTAGCAGGATACAGCTACACAGCTGAGTTAAAAATGACAGTAAGAGATACTAAGCTTATTGAGAAGATAGCCATAGCTAAACCTAAGGGATACATTAGTGATGTGCTAGCAGTTTTCTTTAAAAGAGATGACCTTACACCTGCTGAGCACTATGCAGAAGCTCACTTAAAACTTAAGGCAAAAATGATTAAAGAGCTTAAGGCTAACATAGCTATTCCTTACTTACTCTTTATTACAAATAAGCTAGTTAAACAAGTAGATGTACCTGCCGAAGAAGTGGAGTAATATATCACTTGAGCAGTTTATTGAGATTAGCCAAATAGACAAAGAGCAGGGAGCTAATGCTTATAATAGTGAATTAATCTCTATCGTCACTGATATGACCTATGATGAGGTAGATGAGCTAGACTTAGATGATATGGTGCAGATGGTAAATGATATGAAGTGGTCAAACACTCAGCCATCTAAACAATATAAGCATGAGCTCCTAGGTATGAAGATAAAGCCATTGTCTAAGCTGTGCCTATTTGAGTACATAGACCTGGACTATTATTTCAACGATAACTACCACACTAACCTAGATAAGATATGTGCTATCCTATACAGGCAGTCTAAAGTAAATGAGTGGGGTGAGGTAGTGCTAGAGCCTTATGACTATGATATTAGTATAAGAGCTGAGAAGTTTTTAGATCTACCAATCACTGATGTCTATGGCATAGTGTCTGAGTTTCTAAAGTTCAAAGAGAATTTTCTAGATGTATATTCTAATCTATTCAACGAAGCTGAAGAGGAGCTAACTGAAGATGATATGGCAGCCATGGAGCCTGAAGAGATAAAAGAGGTCGAGAAGGAAGTAAAAGAGAATAAGTGGAGTTGGGAG